GCCTATCACGAAGCCGCACGACTCCGCAGGCGCACACCGCCGGGCATGCACCAGAATCGCTGATTCAGTCTGTGTCATAAAACAGGATTTACTGCGAAAGTTTATTAATGGAAAGGAAACCGCCAAAATTAGCCACCATGCCGCGCATCTCACACCCGCGCATGCACTTGCTGCATCTGTCCTTCCGGATATCCGTGGTGGGGTTGTCGAACTCATCCGCCACCGCAGGACCGTTATACCCGCATTCATCTCCCCGGTAATCCCACATACAGGTGTTCGCCAGCATGATGCGACCGGGAAACAGCGCCCCATCCGTCTCGGTCGGTGTAGCCAGCACAAACGAGGCCGTCATGGCTGTCAGCTGCGACATCTGCTCCACCACCCAGCGGTCGCTCAGCTCCTGCTCCGGGTCCGCTTCCGGATTGCCCGCAACGAAATTCACCGCATCCAGAAAACGGGCATACACCCGGCGGCGGACCACCGTGGCCCCCACCAGACTCTGCAGGTCCTCCGCCATCCCGGTGACAAGGCCAAACAGATTGGACACCGTCAGCGACGGGCGGGCACTGCTGCCCCGGCCGTTCATCTCAAAGCCGCTGCCGTCAATCGGGTATGCCTCATACTTACGCCCCTGCCAGGTGACCGGCTCCCCTTTTTCATTCAGCTCATTACAGAAAAAATACCGCTCACCACCCTGTACCGTCAGGTCGATTTCCCAGAGTACCACCCGCGGTGACTGCTCTGACTTAACCGACTCGTTCAGACTTTCTTCGCGAATATCCTGCATCAGTTCACCACCTGCTCAATCGTACAACTGAAATCACTGTACCTGGCGTTATCTGTGACGCTCCACTCCCGGCACACCACCCTCACCGTCCGGTTATGTTTCGGCGGTCGCCACAAAAAGGCACGGTAACCACCATGCCAGGATAAAAATTCATCCAGCCAGCGCCGGGTTGGTTCATCCGTCACCCGGAACACCGCCTGAAACGTCTTCAGTCTGGCATTAAGTCCCGTCGGTCGGCGCTGTTCATAACCGTCACCAAACCGAACCCTCACCACCGACGGTTTCTCACTCACCTGCATCCCTTCACGCGGGACCAGATGCAGCGTTTTTATCTCAGCCACTCAGCATTCCTCCGTCACGTCGCATGGACAGCATCACCGCCTGCACCCGCTGGTCAATCAGCTGCACAAGGCTGCCCGCAGCTTCCGGCCCTATCTGGCCATTAGTCCCGTCATTCTGAATGGCGATATGGTAGACCGGGGAATACACCAGACCCGCACTACCGTTCATACTGCCCACCGCTCGCACACCCAGCGAGCCATCCGCCGCCCGCGTCAGAGGCATAATGGCTTCAGGTCCGGCCTCCCCCATCAGCCCCGCCCCTTTTGCAAAGGCAAAGTACGTGGGCGTATCCACAATACTGTTGCTGTACGCACTCAGGTTTGCCGAGGTATACACGCCGCCTTTTGCATTGGCCACCGCCCCGCCCAGCCAGTCACCAATGCTGCCGAGAAATCCTCCCGCACCGGACATACCGTTTGCCGCCGTCTTAATTCCGTTGACAATCGCGGCATTCATAAGAACTTTTGAGATTTCCTGCAGTACGGATGAGGCCCAGTTGCGCCATTCCACTTTGTTTCCGTTCAGCATCTCCGTGATGTTATTCACCATCCCTGAGATACCCTCCGTCGCAAGCTGTGCTGCCTGTGAAGCGTAATCGGATGCATTGTCCACCCAGTTACTGAGCCCCTCCTGCAAGCCTTTCTGCCAGTCCGCACGCTGCGCATCCGATTCGGCATAAAAGGCTGCCTGGTCCTTAAGGCGTTCGCTCAGATACTGCGCGTTCTGTGCCCGTGCCTGTCTGTAAAAATCCTCACTGATATCCCCGGTCTGATACTGAGACTGAAGGTCCGCATCCTTCTGGCGGAAGCTGTCGCGGATCTGCTGCAACTCCCGCATGCGTTCCCTGGCTCGTTCTCCCTGCCCGTACCCCAGCAGTTCGGCTTCATTTGATGCACGCGCAGCCACATTATCATTCTTCAGGGTCTCTTCCCGGGATCGCAACTGTTCCCGGATTTTTTGCTGGTCAATCAGGGCCGCGTTACGCAGCAGTTCCTGCTTCTGTATCTCCGACAGGGTTTTCAGTTCACCCAGCGCTGTCTGGTACTTCAGCTTCGCCAGCTCCGTGTTCTGACCGGCCAGTGCCAGTTGCTCTTTCTGCTGCTTCAGTAGCCGGGAAAAACTGTCTTCCGCTTTTTCCGTCTCTGATTTTCCACCCCGGGATTTAGGTTTGTTCGCCTCGTTATTACGCCAGGCTTCCAGAGCATTACTGATATAACGCTGTCTCGCCTCCTGATACGAATCCCCCACAAAACCAAGGTCATCCGCCGCATACCCCAGCCGGACACGCTCTTTTTCCTCCCCCTTCAGTCGGGACAGGGCCAGCTCACGTTCTGTTTTTGTCAGGGCGCTCTGCTGTTTATCATCGAGTAGGCAGCCTGGCGGCTGCGGCTTGTCATGGCCTGAAATTACCGTTATAAAAACAGACAATATCATTGTCTTTCAGGTAGTTATATGTCCCGTTCAGCTAAACCCCGTAAACGAAAACCTGCCCCTCAAAGAAGCAAACTTCCCCGCTATGTCGTGAAGCTTCACGACGATGACTTCTTTGACGAAGAAGACGCAGAAGCTCTGCGCTTTGATAATTTTGACGATGCCGTTGAGTGCTGCGCAGACCTGAATATTCCCTTCTTTGTGGATGCCGGAAACAAAAAGCTGGTCTTCTGGTTTGTACGTGTTGATGACGAAGGGTATCCTGAAATAGCCCGCTGCACGGAGCGGGAGTTTGCGACCATTCTTGCCGGTATCAGCGCCGGCGGCATGTACTGCCCGGAGTGTGGCACGGTTCACTGGCCGGACGGAGTCCCCCCGCCCTTCTGATGCTTCCCCGTTTTGCCGACATTTTTCAGCAGGGAAACCGCTGGCTTAACTGGCTGGAGAAACAACCGGAAGGTTCAGTGCGTCCGGTAGTCATTGAGTCTGTGACAAAAATCATGGCCTGCGGGACCACGCTGATGGGGTACACACAGTGGTGCTGTTCATCTCCGGACTGCAGCCACATAAAAAAGATCTGCTTCCGGTGTAAAAGTCGCTCCTGCCCGCACTGCGGAGTGAAGGCTGGCGCACAGTGGATACAGTATCTGCTGAGTCTGGTTCCCGACTGTCCGTGGCAGCATATTGTGTTCACACTTCCCTGCCAGTACTGGTCCCTGGTGTTCCACAACCGGTGGTTACTGGCAGAGATGAGCCGCATTGCTGCGGATGTGATACAGGAAATCTGCCGCCAGGCAGATGTGGTGCCGGGGATATTCACGGTCATCCACACATGGGGACGTGACCAGCAGTGGCATCCGCACATTCACCTGTCGACAACGACCGGCGGCGTGACATCAGACCACACCTGGAAAAACCTTCATTTTTACGCCCGTAAGGTGATGAGTATGTGGCGTTACCGGATAACGCGGTTACTGTCACGGAAATATCCGGACCTGGTGATACCGGATGCGCTGGCAGCAGAAGGAAGCAGTAAACGGGACTGGAATCGCTTCCTGGACAGTCATTACCGGCGGGGCTGGAATGTCAACGTATCCCGGGTGATGGATAACGCCACACATGTGGCGGTGTACTTCGGCTCTTACCTGAAAAAACCGCCGGTGCCGATGAGCCGTCTGGAGCACTATGCTGGTCAGGATGAAATTGGTCTGCGTTACAACAGTCACCGGACAAAACGGGAAGAATACCTGGTGATGAGTGGTGATGAGTTTATGGAAAGGTTCTCCTGGCATGTGGCGGATAAGGGGTTCCGTATGGTGAGGTACTACGGTTTCCTGAGTCCGGTGAAGCGCCGGTTACTGGAAGATGTTGTGTACGTCATAACGGAGACGGTGAGAAAGACGGCGATGCAAATCAGGTGGAGAGGGATGTATCAGCGGTTACTGAAGGTTGACCCGCTGAAGTGCATCCTGTGCGGAGGTCAGATGCGTTTTACGGGGCTGAAGCGGGGCTACCGTCTGACAGAGCTGGTCCTGATGCATGAGCCACTGGCGCAACAGCGGGTGTGCGGCTGAGAGCCGCATCGGAGAGGTTGCGTCCATTTTCAGGGGAATGGGGTAAAAAACCATCAGTGATATGCAGTATCAATCGATAAGATCCATTTAATTGACGGCGGTGCACTCATGGCACGCAGGCAGTGTTGAATAAACATCCGTTTTTGGGTGTTTTTTTAATCTTTTTGGGATTTAAATTCCTATCGATGAACCCCCAGTTCGTGTTTCCGGCTTTCCTGTGATGCATCAGATTCACTCTGCCGTCAGTGGTCTGAGTGAAGTACGACATCAGGAACGGATTACCGGTACCCGTCATCGCCACACCATCAGGAACGGGAGCATCCGTATACAGATAAATCCCCAGCCCGAACTGATTGTTGGTCAGTGCGCCTGACACAGGTCAGTCTGCCGCCCTGTGTCAGCAGGGTAATTGCGTCATCCACCGGATGCGTCAGGGACCAGGTTTTATTGCTCTGCTTGGTGATCTTAAATACACCATCTGACAACTGAATTCCGCCATCCTTAATGCTCCAGCCCTGCGCAGCAGCCTCTCCGGCTGCCGGCAGCAGGGAGATTGTGCGAACGGACGTATCTGCAGACGGACCCGATGGCGTGTTGCCGCCGGGCGAGGGTTTGATTTCCGGTGCCTTACCACTGATGAAGGCTGAGGTGCGCCCGGCTGCGTTCAGAATAGCGGTTGCCAGACGATCCGGAATAATGCTCCTGCGCGCCCATGAACTGAAATGTGTCGGGCGGTTTGATGATACCTGGTTTCCATTCGTTCTCGATGCCGCACCGTAATATCCTGATGCCGGAATATCCGGATCTTCTGCCGGCGCGTTAGTGGCGGTATTGACGCCGTTACCGTCTGTCATGAAGGGCACAAAATAAACGCCCTCACTCTCCCTGTTTTTATACCCGCCGTACACGGTGTCGTACTGGGTAGCGTATGTATTTTTCCAGTAATACGTCGTGTCACCACAAATCCACGGCACATCTGCAGCACTGCCACCATGGCACTGCGCGTTAAACACGGAGAGGTCAGCACGAAACTGTGCCAGCATGGCTGTAAACAGCGCAGGTTGCTGTGCGTGGGTGGCGGCGCTCATGTCAAACTCTCCCTGCATCCAGCACACCGCCAGCAACACATTTTTCGGGTTCTTCTGTAATGCAGCTTTAGTGCGCGCAATCAGGTCCTGATATAACGGTTTACCCACACCCCAGCGCGCCGAATCCTGGCTGGCCCCCGTGTCCGCACTGAATGTCCCCTCCGCGCCCTGGGTGAATGCCGAACCACCACGACAGCATGGTACCAGCAGGATCCCCGCGTTATTCGGGATATACGGAAGCAGTTTTTTGGCAATATGTAAGCCCTGGCCGACACAGCCGTACTGCCCTTTGCTCAGGTCTGCCTTCGGATGATTCAGCGTACTCATATCCTGCACATCATGCAGGCAGTGGTCGGCCGGAATAATATCGTTATATCTGCAGGCAGCCCCGCCCGGCGTCACTGTACTGCGGCGCGCCAGCTGTTTAATGCGCGGATCCGGAGCATCGTATGAATCCGGCAGCGGAAGCCCTTCACCGTAAGCCATGGCATTGGACTGCCCGGCCAGTACGATGACGTAGTACCAATCCGGCTCAGTTGCAGGGCTGACCTGTGGCTCTCCTTCTGTTGTCATCGCCTGCATCAGTGTGTACGGGGTTATGGCCACCGGACTACCAAACGGCTGCCAGCCCTCTTTCAGTTTGTGTGTCAGCTTTTCCGCAAGGTCTGACGGCGACGCCGCCCTGACAACATCATAATGTTTAAATGTCATTATTCCTCCCGGCCGGGATAGTGTATTAAATCAGATATGGAGTGGGCTGTAGTCCGGAAGCCTGAATGACACACGGGGACTACAGCCCAAGAAATGAAAAAAGGCCACGCAGTTGCGCAGCCTGATAAACCCTGGTTAAAATCCACACGATAACAACACAACAATATCAGTATCTCATGCTATTGCCCGAACCCATTCGGGCATTTTTTACCCATAAAAAAGCCCCTCCGGAGAGGGGCATGTTTGCATGCACATTCTTTTTCTTGCATGGTGCCGGGTGCCTCCCGGTGAATTCAGTATCAGCACCTGAATCCGCGATTATCACATATACCTGGTTGCTGATTGCCCCTCCGCACAGGGGGATTCACCATGCAGTAGTATTTTTAATAAACAGCAAATAAAAAAATCAAGCATTATGCAGGCTGTTTCTTTTTATCACCGGCTACAGCAATACCACAATGCCGCAGACCAGCACCCCATCCGCCAGCACCGACATGATTCTGCTGGTGAAATCCACCATCACCACCAGAAACAGCAGGAGTGCAGCCACAGCCAGGCGCAGTTTTACCGTCACTGGTGATTCTCCAGACGAAGACCCAGAACACCGGCAATCTCTTCCAGCACCTTGCGCTCTTCCGGCTCAATTTCGCCGTCTGCCTCCGCAATGGCCACCGCCACATCCAGCACATCTTCCGCTTCACGCGTATCGTGTTTCACATCCTCGATCTCACGTAACGCCGCACGACGACCAGTTTTAAA